CCCGTTAATTGATTAAACCCTCTACCGATATACTTGGAGCCATCGTTAACATTGTTATTCCCTATCCTGCCGTTATAAACAAAATCAAAAAATTTATTATAATCTTTTTTCAAGTTGTCCAACTCACTATTAGAAAGTTTTCTAGTTCTAGAAAATATTTTATTAATTCTACTATTAGATGTATTATGATAACCTCTTTCTTTTTTATTAATAAAATGAGTTTCTTTACCTATTACCGATAACATACCAATTTGAGCCGCCGGGTTAGTAACGCCATGTTCTATCATTTTATCTATTAATAGTTGAATGTTTTTAGCCGCCTTTCCGGTATATGTATGAGTTATGTTACCATCTAACGATGTAAATGACTTAGAAGATGTAGTGTATTTTTGTATATCCTCATCAGTAATATTTAATTTTTTAATTTTTTCAACCATAACATCTTTAGTTTTAGTATCAAAAATAGATATTTTACCATCACTTAAATCAATCCCATTATCTTTTTTAAATTTGTTAAGGACCCCACCAGTTTCAGGTCCAAATAAACCATCAACACCATAATTTGGAAGGGAGTAACCTAATAACTCTAAAGCTATTTGAAATATTTCTACACTCTTTTTAAACGACATCGTTTTACTATCGTCTTGTTTAACTTCACCACTAATTTTTTCTAAATCATTTATAAAGTTAACACTATTAGGTTCTACTATTTCAGCTTTTTTTTTAGACTCTTTCAATTTAAAAATTTGAGTAACATATGATTCTTCAATATTTTTTGATTCTTTAATTTTTTCTTTTAACTTTTTAACAAATTCCTGTTGAATCATTTTAGTAAACTTAATGTATGGTGCATCACCCGAATCTTTATTGTATTTGTATTTACCCTGAGGTGGTCTTGTTCTCTTACCCATATAATTTAACCCCGCAATATTAGTGATACACTTGTGACCACCACTACCGGCTTGAATGAAGTCCCACGCATTTACAGATATATCATCTAAAAAAAGTCTTTCTTCTTCAGATAAATCCTCAAATGGTGTTTCCATCATCTCACCAATATTTAATAAATCTTTTCTACCTTCTTTTTTATCTTTATAATTTTTACCATATAAGGCAACAAAATCTTTAAATGTAAATCCAACCGACTCAGGACCAAAACCCTTCCCTGATTCGGAAACCCATTTAATAGTTGATAGAGGAATTTCTTTTTCTTTCAATTGTGACTCCCATCTAGACAGGACTTCTTGTGCTATCTCACCTAAGTTGACTCCTTTTAGTTCACGTTCTTTTTTAAATGGATTACAGGAAGATTGAACCAAACCTAACGGCCAAGCAATAACGATGAAATCAGCATCAGGATTATTCTTAAAAGGAGTGTATCTATCGTAAGAACCCGGTTTAAACATACTTCCACCTCCGTATTGTACAATAATACCATCATCAACTTTAACATTTGGACTAGTCTTCATTTGTTCAACATATCCTTCCGCGTTTTTCTGTAGTGTGTTAACGTCAGGAAATTTCTTCTCTTTCATTATTCTTTTAATATTCTGTAGAATATTCATAAGTGATGGTGTTGAAGTCATAACTAACTCTTCCAAGAAACCCGGTTTGTTTTTAAACGCTAAAAGTAGTTTATTTATAACTAAACCTAATAACATTCTATTTTTGAATACAGGTAAGTTAGTATCTATTTTAAATAGATAATTAATCACCTTATCAACGTCAATATCATTTCTTGAATAATCAGCCGAATCTACGGTTGAAATTAATTTTATGTCCTCATTAGGAAATATGTCTTTAGGTGATAACACTTGTGATATGGTTTCAACATTTGAACGTGATTGTCTAAATGATGTCGCTCCGGTTTCATCAGCACCCGCTTGACTATCATGGTGGTCCGTATGTATTATAAACATTGGTTTACCATGTGCAAAATCAACTAAAACAGGCATTACGTCACCTTCGGCATCAGTTTTCTTAATTGCAAATTCTTTATCACCATATTGTATTATTTCAGAATCAACAACCTCAATACCGTTGTCTTCTAAATAATTTTTCATGGCTAAAGCTGTAGTAACACCATCAAGGTCTTGATGAAAATAAATTTTAGCCTTGTTATATCTTTTAGATAATTTATTAATATCTCTTATACCACCTTCTTTTAATATTGCCATTTTTAAAATCCTATTATATCTTTTATTATGTCTGAAGCAAACCCTTTAGCTTTATCCTTTACTTGACCTCCAACATTATTAGAGTTATTAGTATTGTTATTCATTTGTGGTTCCCCACCGTCAACACCTGACATATCTTCTGACCAATATTGTTTTCCTTCAGGTGTAGTAGAATATGCCGACATAGAACTATCAAAAGCTTTATTACCCATTTCTTTAACTAACTCATCAGGTCCCACAAAGTTAGCAACACCCAAGTAATCTAATAAACCCGCATAAAATTTAGTTCGTCTCATTAAACTAGTTAAGTCTCTGTTTCTAATTAATTTAACAGAAAAACCTGGCCAAACATTTTTAGCCATCCAAGTAGGGTCATTAGCCTTAAAATTCTTGAAGAACTTATTTTTACCTTTTAATTCCCCTTTCATTGTTTTAAGTAACTCAGCAGCTACTTTAGGGTCAGTTTTACTTAATTGTTTAGCATATTTCGCAGTTATTTTTCCCGCAATTTTTTGATTTTTAGCTGACATAATGAACATGTCAATCCAATCCGTTAAAGTCTTTCTAAACCCTGACGTTATTTTACCTCCGGGAATTTTATTTATAAGCTGTTTTAGTTTTCCACCCCAACTAATAGAAGTATTTACAAATTTACTCATCATAGGTGATGTCTTAGATACTGAAGATAATATCTTACTTCCTTCGGCAACGTCACCGGTCTTTTTAACTGTTTTCATCGCTTGGTTGGCAGCTTTGAAAGCTTTACTACCTTTACTACCAAACATAATTGGTTTAGCTACCGCGTCACCAACATAAGGTACAACTGAGACCATAGATAACATACCAAAGAAATAATCCCCTTGTCTTATATAATCAAGACCATTAAACATATCAACCAAACCTGTTGGGTCAAATATACCTATCACATCACCAATCGTATTCCACCAAGACTCGTTTAATGTTTTAACTTGAGTTGGATTTAAAACAGTTAACATTTCAACTATAAAAGTCTTTTCAACTTCATTAAAAGTATCCCACTTTTCGGTTAAATATTTTTTAGTCTTTTCGGCGTCAATATTACGTCTTATATGGTTATACTGTTTTTCACTTAAAATTATTTCCATTTTTACATTTTAATATAAATACCTGATAAAATAAAAAAAAGACGATTAATCGTCTTTTATAAATTCTAACTTAGTTTGTAAGTTACTATTCCGAAAATTTTTTATACGGTCATTAGCTATTTTACAGTAATTTTCACTTAGTTCAATACCTAACCATCTCCTACCCAATTTTTCAGAAGCAATAGCAGTTGTACCACTACCCATAAAAGGGTCTAAGACAATATCATTCTTATAAGATAGGATTTTAATCGCTTTACTCGGGATATCCATTGAGAACGTTGCCTTTGTTAAAGATTTAGTATCGGCAAAATAATCCCACCTACCAAATACTAAATTCATAAATTCTTTCTTATCGTCAGGTTTATATACCATCTTATTTTTAAATGTACCGTCTTCTTTCTCAACTTTAGTTAATTCACCTAACCACTGAGAAGTACCTTTTTTAAGTTTCTTTTTACTTTTCTTGTATGCTAAAATAACACACTCTTTTGGGTTATATATATAAGGACTACTCGCACTCATCCAACTACCCCAAGCTGTTTGTCTAACTCTGTGAGGAGAATCTTCAATTAGGTCTACCATACCGAAAAATTGAAATCCTACTTCTTTCATTTTCATCCAAAACTCAGCATTAAAAAGAATTCTACCACCTCTTTCCTGAACGTTAGTCTCTATTGGAACATTAATAGCAACCCTACCATCATCTTTTAACACTCTCAGGGATTCTTTCAACCATTCTTTAGTAAAGTCCCAATAGTCATCCATTGATTTACCATCGTCATATTCATCATATTTTATGTTAACATTATATGGACAACTTGTAACTAACAAATCAACACACTCGTCAGGTAATGTTTTCATAACCTCAATACAATCACCTTTAATTATTTTACCTGTCTCAATCATTATTTAAATTTTTTATCATAAAAACCGGATTTTGGTCACCAGCAAAAAGACCTAATATATTAAAATCATAATATTCTAAAGCTTCCATTTCAGTCATACCATCACGTTCTACTAATATATTTAATATTTTTTCTCTAGAGTACATAATTTTTGGACCATAACTAAATTCTTCAACGACACCAATAATAGCATCATTTAAATCACTTAGAATTACCGCACCCTCAGCATGTTCATGTATGTAGTCAATCATTTGGTTTGTACTATATTTCATATTTTTTTAAATTTTTAATTTTTCGTTCTAAATACCATAAGGCTTTCTTTAAATCTTGTTCTTCTTTGTTTGAATCTTTTTTACCTGCTCTTGCAACATACTTAACAACGTTGAATAAATAAGCATCTTTATCTAATCCCCAACTTTCACAAACCTTTACAACTTCATATACATTTTCTTCACCTCCGTAATGCTCCGGATGACTTACCATTTCTTTCTCCATTTTATCTATTATCTATGTGTATTATTACTTGATTGTAGTATTCTATCATATGTTCATTCCATAAATCCCACTTAATATTTATCCCGTCAACAGAATAAATTTCGTGATTAGGAAACACTCTTAAGAATACATCTCTAAATTCTCTAAATTTTTGTTTTGTTTCAATTGTATCAAGGTGCCACTCACCTGATATTTTTTTAACATTATTTTTTAACCAACAAATATTTTCAACGTTGAATATTTCATATTC